AGAAAAAAAGTCACTAGTAAATACATCTGAGCTTCCATGGGCAGGGGTACTGAATAGTATCAATAGCTCTAGCTTAGATAAGATAGGGATATCCCCTACAGGAATGCAAGTGGGTTCAACTGTTGTTGGGTTTTTTATGGACGGCAATGATGGTAACAATCCTATGATTATGGGGACTCTTGCAGGAGTACCTGGTAACGATCAAGCCAAACACGATGTGTGTAGTGAGGCAAGAGAAGTGAATGCTGTACCAAAGTCCTATAATGGATCGGGTAGAGTAATGGAACCCAATTCAGCATTTGCAGCTAAATATCCTTATAATAAGGTGATCAGAACTGAGCGTGGCCACGTAATTGAAGTAGATGATACACCAGATAAAGAAAGAATTCATATCTATCATAAGAGTGGATCATATTCTGAAACTAACAATGTCGGTAGAAAAGTAGATAAAGTAGTTGACGATCACTTTGAGATAATTGTTAAAAATGATAATGTGTGGGTTGGTGGTAACGTAAAGGTTCATATTATGGGCAACGTAGATATAATGGTAGAAGGTACGTATACAGTTGAGTCTAAAGGTAATATGAGATTCAAAGCTCCGCGTATTGATATAAATTAATATGATAACAGGAATATTTAAAATATTGGTGGGTGACAAATTAATCACATATACCAATTATAATGATATACCAGAGTCTTTTGATAATGTGATAGAATTCTTACCCAATTATCCTCCTGGACCTCATACAGAGGATGAGCATGAATATATGGATACGTATAATTCATTTTTACAAGATTTGCTGAAGAGAGAAACTAATGCCAGCAGTAACTAGAAAGGGCGATGCCGACATAACTCATTGTAGCACTCCTAATCGGGAAGGCTGTTCTGGAGATGTGTTTGCAAATGGTATACCCGTTTCTCGCCAGGGTGATAACAACACCGTGCACAAATTACCTGGAGGAGATCGGTGCCCCTCACATGCTGCCCCTATTACTAAGGGAAGCTCCACCGTGTTTATTAATGGTAGAGGTTGTGGGCGTATAGGAGATGCTATAACCGGATGTACAGCTGTAGCGGCTGGTTCACCAAATGTATTTGCAGGGGGCTAAATGGCTTCAATAAAACAAGTAGCACATAAAGAAACAGATCTCAAGCAGATTGTATATTCAGACCTGCAAACCAGCTTTGCTATACATCCTAACAAGAAAGATGTAACTAGATTATTTAATGAGGATGCTGTTAAGAGGTCAATAAGGAATATTATTCTGACCAATAAAGGGGAAAAGTTGATGGACCCTCAATTTGGCAGCAATATTAATGCATTACTTTTTGAGCAAATGACGCCCGCATCAGAAGATATTTTAAAGCATTATGTGATAAGCGCAATTGAAAACCATGAACCAAGAGCTAAGGTCCTTGGGGTAATTGTAAGTGCCCTTTATGACATGAATGCGTACGGGGTTACCGTTGTTTTCAATACAATAAATACAAAAGAACCAATTACAATGGAATTATTAATTAATAGGGTACGCTAATGGCTAATACTAGCATAAATTTGGTAGGGTTAGACTTTGATACAATCAAAGGTAACTTAGTATCATATCTCAAAAGATCTGACTCACCATTCAAAGATGTTAATTTTGATGGTTCTAATATCTCACAACTTATTGATGTATTATCATACAACACGTACCTAAATTCATACTACTTGAACATGGTTGGAAGCGAGATGTTCTTAGATACGGCACAACTTAGAGATACAATCGTATCTCATGCAAAGGAACTCAATTATGTTCCTAGATCATTTAACTCATCAAGTGTGCAAATTAGTTTTGATATCTACCCATCAACAGTATTAGATAGTTTATTGATTCCTAAAGGAACGTCATTCACAACAAAGCTTGGAAGTAATAATTATAGCTTTAGTACACAAGATAACTTAGTATTCAACTCTAACGCTAATAACGTTGTTAAAGTAACTAACTTAAATATATATGAAGGATCGTATGTAACTGAATCTTTTGTTTTCGATTCGTCTAACACTGCTCAACGATTTGTGCTTTCAAATCCTACAATAGATACCCAAAGTCTTTCAGTGCGTATACTAGAAGATAATGGAGCAAACACGGTTTCTTATAGTAGATCAACATCCTTCTTAGGGATTGGTGCAAACTCTCAAGTATACTTCTTACAAGCTGCAGAAAACTCTCAGTATGAGTTGGTGTTTGGTGATAACGTGATTGGTAGAAAACCTAAAAGTGGTTCAGTAGTTGTAGCTGAATATAGAGTATGTAATGGTCAATTACCTAATGGCTCGGTAGTGTTTGATTTAGATGGCCCAATTCAAGGTCAAGCAAACATATCTCAAATAACGGTAGCATTCCCTGCGTCTGGTGGAAGTGTCAGTGAAACAAATGAGTCAATTAAATATAATGCTCCAAGAGCATATCAAAACCAAGAACGTGCAGTAACAACCTCTGATTACGAAAATTTACTCAATCAAAACTTCCCTGAGATTCAAGCTATCTCAGCTTATGGTGGTGAAGAAGCTGATCCTCCTCAGTACGGCAAAGTTTATATTGCAGTAGACATTGAAAATGCAGATGGTACTCCTGAGACTATAAAAAGAAAATTTTATGATTTCATTAAAGCAAGATCACCGCTGTCAATTGATCCAGTCATCATTGATCCTGACTTTTTATTTGTTGACGTATCCACAAATGTCAGCTATAATATTAATACTACAACATTAAAAGATAATGATATAAGATCCCTAGTACTGAATACTATCAGTCAATATAATATTTCTACATTATCTAACTTTAAAAGTACACTAAGGTACAGTAAATTTATCAAGGCAATTGATGACACTCACCCAAGTATTTTGAGTAATGATACTCGTATTATGCCATATAAGAGCTTACAGCCTACTCCAAATAGTACATTCACAGCTTCAATCAAATTTGGGTTTCAGCTAACACATATTGAGTTACCTAGCCACGAAGGAGCATCTTTAGTTGATGCTGCTAATGAGCGCCTCAACGTATGGTCCACACCATTCATTTATGATAATGCCACAGCATTTGTAGAAGATGATGGGTACGGAAATCTATTTGTAGTTTCTACTCAGCAAGGAATTCACAAAAGATTATTTACAATAGGAACTGTAGATTATATGTCAGGTAGTATTAGCATATTTAATTTAATTGTTGATGAATATAATGGCAGTCAAATTAAACTTTATGCAAGACCAGAGTCATATGATATTAGCTCGCAAAAGAATGTCATTCTATCAATTAGGGATAATGATATAACAGTTACTACAACCCGTGTAAGAGAGTAGTATGATTGATATTGAACAAGGTATATCCACATTTGTAGAGTCTCAATTTCCTGATTTTTATAAGGAAGATGGACCTATCTTTATAATGTTTGTTAAAGAATATTATAAATGGCTTGAAGAAAATTATACAGTTATTGAACTATATGACATAGCAAACTTTAGTGTTGGTGATATAGTTACCCAAGACCTAGCAGCAGGGGTCATAGAAGTTGTGCTACCAACATCTATAATGGTTAAAGTGACAAAAGACCATTTTGTCACTAATAATACTGAAATTGTTGGTAATGGTGGTGGATCATCTTTAATTAAATCAGTACAATCAACAAACCCAATTTACTTCTCAAGAAATCTTTTGCACATAAAAGATTTGGATTTTACTACAGACAATTTTCTTGTACATTTCAAAGAAAAATATCTAAAGAATATCCAATTTGATACGTATACCGCCAAAAAAACTTTAATTAAAGCAGCACAAGATTTATACAGTTCTAAGGGAACTGAAAGATCTATTGATTTATTATTTAAGTTAGTTTTTGGGCAGGGAGCAAATGTTTATTATCCTGGCGAGGATGTGCTTAAACCATCTTCTGGTAAATGGGTTATTCCTCAATACTTAGAGGTCACTGTAACTCCAAAAGGGCCTCTATTAGTTGGCAAGCAGGTATATGGTAGTAGATCTGGAGCTACAGCATTTTGTGAATATATGATTAAAAGAAACATCAAAGGA